GGCTCCGTAACACGTGGTGAATCTACCCCGCGGACGCCAATAACCCCGGGAATGCTGGGGACAATGGGCGATATTCCGGGTGCCCTGGAACCGGGCCCCGGTTAAAAGGTCCGCCGCCGCGGGCTTTCGGGTGTCAAGTACGGTGTGAAAACCGTATCCACTATGGCCCGTACTTCGGCTTTCGCGGAAGTCGGAGTGGTTAGTAGCAGTGTCAGGGTGGATATATTCGCCCTAGAAAGGGTTTATATGTCTATACTGACAAAGCCACGATCTGCAAGTTTCAGTGATGCGCAAAACGAAGTTTATTATAACTACGTTTATCGCATTACCCCCCCCGTCGATGGCGGTCTCGCTGGTTCAGGCAATTTTGATATTGCCTACACCACGCGATCGTTCAAAGGTTGGGACACGGGGTCCTATCATCGCCGTTTACGTAGTAAAGAGTTAATCTCGGCTACGCCGTGGGATCAATACGAATCCTCAGGAAGCATCAGTGATGCTACTTGGGATTATGTATATGATCGCTCGGGTACACATTTCCATTCGTATTGTACGAATGCTCATGGTATTGGCGTTGGTAGTGCCTGGAAACTCACTCCTGAAATAGTTAGCAGCTACGCGCCTGCAACATATGATGAATATGTTATGCAAGCCGCCGCGGCTATCTATAATCAGGGATGGGATGCTTTAACCTTCGTTGCTGAGCTGGGTGATGTACAGCGTATGTTTAGTTCGCTTGCTAAAGCGTTCATGAATTTACGCCTCGTGCCAAAGAATTGGCGCGAATTATCATCCGCCTGGCTCTCGTACCGATATGGTTGGCGTCCTCTTATCTCCGATATTAAGAGTATAAGAGACGCGATCAATCATATTGGCGAGGAGAAGGTTAAACGACACAAGCGTACTGCGAAAGGTTCTATAAGAACCGAATTTGCAATACCTGTGTATACCGGGAGCAACGAGGACTTAACGGTGACGATATCCGCTCAGGATACTGTCAACATTCTGCCCTCTGGTTGCGTGATTGCTGATATTTATGTTCCAACAGTCCAATTCAATCTACTACAAACCGGATGGGAGTTAATTCCATTTAGTTTTGTAGTTGATTGGCTTGTTAATGTGGGAACAGCGATTTCAGCTCTTGCTGTTGTCACCGGCGCTACGAGGTATGTTGCTGCCAAGGGGTTTATGCTTACTGTAACTCGAGATACGACTGTAACTTCAGTCGGTAAATCTCCTTACATCAGCGGACCCATGTGGACAGGACATGCCAATAGCACGGCGGTGATGACAAGACGTGTGCCCTGCACTATACCTTTAGTACCGCGACCTGTCTTGCGATTAAGATTCTCGAATATTATTGATTCGATAAGTCTTATTCTGCAAAGACTAAAGTAGGAGGTATTATATGGCTGCAATGAGCACCACCCTAGTCGAGTTTGCTAACTCAGGCAACTCGCGCACATCCATTCTCTCCGGGCATACGGCTGTGAAGCCTAAGCTCGTTATTGAGAAGAGACGTGTTCCAGAGAATGGGCAGCAGATATCTGAGTATAGCGCCAAAGTGGTTGAAGCCACTGCGGACGCTAATGATATCATACTGGCCCAAAAGGTCTCTTTCGAAGTTGTGGTTCGCTATCCGGTCCTTGGACAGGCTAGCGATGTGACTGCTGCACTTACCACCTTCCGCGATATTATCGCGGGAGATGAGTTTGCTGCTTCAGTCAGTACACAAGGATGGTTATAATGTTTATTACTAAGGGTGTAATCAAAACGTTTATTCAAGAGATTATCGTCGAGATCATTAATACGATCTTGGCTGAAATCTCAAAGAATAAAACGAGTGATACCCAAAGCAATAATACATAACCGTTCATCGAAAGGTAGGTGACCTATGGTCCCTAATAATATAACGTATGAGATAACTCAAAGTTATATTCTTGACCAATGTGTAGACAAAGCGCTACGAGATCGATTGCTCGGTTATAACCGTGCACGCGATCTAGGTCGTCTGTCTACATGCTCTAAGCTTTACGATCCACATTGTCATGGGATCGGCGAGTGGAGAGTCCTCCGGCAAGTAGAAGCTTTATTCAAGAAGAATAGAACTTTTGCAAACCGGGCTACGCTACGAGAAGCATCATTACAAGCCTTTCACGAGAGTGAAAAGCGTTGTGCTGATACTAACCGTAGATTAACTGATATAGCCTTAGATTCGTTGCAATTCAATGCATACGAACGAGAGGCATCTTATCAAGCAAAACGTTACATTCGTAACGTTTTGGGCTCTTTCAACACGTTTCAGTCTTCGTTAACGAAGCTGATTAAAGTGTCTTCAGGAGCAACGTCTACACGTTCCCGTCGCAAGGCGCTCCCTCAACTTAAGTTGAGTATGGAGCCCTACTGCTCTTCAAGGGCAGTTGAACCCCTCTCTTCCGTCTACGAAGCTTTTGGCTTTGAACGACCGAAGATAAGGACATGCGACTCGAACCGGATAGAGCTAGTCCCGAAAGACTGGCGCAAAGATCGTACCATTGCATGCGAACCAGAGGGCTCGATGGCTCTCCAACTTGCATTCGATGGCTGGGCAAAACGACGATTACGTCGTTTTGGCCAAGATCTTCGTGACCAGACTCGGAATCAGCATCTTGCCAAGATAGCGTCAATAGAGAACCATATGGTTACTGTTGACTTCTCTAGCGCGTCTGATACTATTAGTTATAGTACCGTTGCTTGGTTATTTCCAAGTGAATGGTTCTATTTCCTAGATCAGGTGCGCTCGAGTCACTATCGAGGTGTTTTCGGTACCGGAATGTACAACAAGTTCTCCTCTATGGGGAACGGTAGTACTTTCTGTATCGAGACGCTGATTTTCTCTAGTTTGTGCTATGCGGTTGGTTCACGAGATCACTCGGTCTATGGTGACGATGTCATCATACGCCGAAAGTTCTTTGAACCTTTTCTGCATATGTGCAAACTGTTTGGTTTCGTCGTTAATCGAGAAAAGACTTTCTCACATGGCCCTATACGGGAATCATGTGGTAAAGAATACTTTCTCGGTTGCGACGTAACACCGGTGTATATTAGGAACATTGATAAGCGTAAAGCTGTACAATGTCATCTAATTAATACACTTGGTCGTCTAACCTCTCCATATGAGAACCTAGGCCGTCTTTTGGTTCGCGAATGCGTTAACCAAAAGCTTCCCTTCGTTCCATATAATGAGAGTTCGCTATCTGGAATCTGGATAGATCCCAATTTAGCAAGACGCAAACACGTCCTCGTGACACGTCATGGTATCTCTACGACAAAGGCATATACCGCAGAAATGCGTTATAGGCTCTTTCGTGGAGTACGTGGTTACTATCTTTGGTTCCTAAATAAGAACTTACAAGTTCGATTTAGTGGACCATGGGATAGTGACACTTACCTTGAGTGCACGCAGACGTCGAGAGCTGCTCTTTTCCAGCACAAGTATGTGCGGAAACGGGTTATCTGGCACTTGCCAGATACTGGCGCAGCCGACGTCGTGCGTATGCACGACATTGGCAACTATATTCTCGGCAAATAGCCTAGCGTATAGTGCGTAAGGGTCCTACCCTTAGTGGAAATGCAAGCATTGCATTTCCACCCCGGACGCAAACACGTCCTCGTGAC